TATTTTTCTAATAATTTGTGATAAATTATTATTAGTTTTAAATTTTTCTAATTGTTGAATTAATTCTGTATCATATTCTCTGTTTATTTTGAATGATATTCTCATTTTCTATCCTCCTTTTTGTTTATTGTGAATTATTAATAATCGTCTTACCTTTTGTCTTAACAATGGTCTTAACAATAGTCTTTAGAATCGTCTTAAACTTTATATTCAAGTATATTTATAAATTCAATAGTTTAGAATATATTTATTAATGTTAATTTATGGATATAATATTACAAATAACTGTAATTAATTAATTTATATTTATTTTATTATTCCTATTGACCTTAATAATTACATCTGATATAATATGGTTAAATTAATAAATGGAGGAATGAAATATGAAATCACAAATTGAAAATTTTAAGCAACACTTAATTAATCAGGCAAAATCAAATAATACAGTAAGAAATTATACTTCAGATGTTACTCACTATTTCAATATTTTTGATACAATCAATCGTAATAATATTCAATTGTATAAATCAAAGTTATCTCATCTATCAGCAAAAACAATAAATTTAAAATTATCAGCATTAAAATCATTTAATGAATATTTACTAGGTGAAGGATTAATGAATAATGTTGAAATTATTAAGAAGGATTTTATTAAAATACAGTCAAATGGAAACCCAACTAATGTTACAAAAAAACAAGTATCTAATTTTCTTAATAATGTAAGTGAAAAATCTAATATATATAAATCACGCAATGTTGCTATAATTTATTTGATTGCTAATACTGGAATACGCAGAGAAGAAATAACTAATTTAAAATTAAAAGGTTTAAATTTAGAAATTGGTGAATTAGTTGTATTAGGTAAAGGTAATAAAGAAAGAACAGTTTATCTTAATGATACAGCAATAGAAGTTATTAAAGATTATTTGATAGATAGAATGAAGCATAAATTTTTTGATTCTGAATATTTGTTTTTATCTGAAAGAAGTAAAAAATTGCATAAGGATAGTATTAATTATATTTTTGGATTGTATGGTAAAAATGAAGATAAAGTTGGAGTCCACCAATTGAGACATTCGTTTGCCACTAGTGCAATAGAACAAGATATATTAACATTGCCAGAGTTGCAAGATCAATTAGGACATAGTAGCTTAGTTGTCACTTCTCAATACACTCATGCAAGAAAAGAAAATATTAAGAAGAAAATTAATAATTTAAGAATTGGATTGTAGATATAATTTTTATTTGTAGTTTTAGGTATAATTTATGTAGTATATTTTATTTAATATTTATTTTATTATTCTATTGACTTCTGTATTAGTATTTAGTATAATATGGACAGGATAAATATATTTTATTAAAAGGAGGTGAAAATTTATGGATACTTTACAAAATATACAATTAGATATTAATAAAATATTTTTACAGAATATAAAAATAAAAAATAAATTAGATAAACATAATACCATACAAAAAGAAATATTTAATTTAGCAAAGAAATATAATCTTACTTCAGAATTAGAGTATAGAATATTTTATAATAATAGAAGTAGTAAAATAGATATTGTATGGCATAAAAATAATAAACCATTTATTGCTATTGAAGTAGATTCTAGTTTAAGAGAAAAATCTATTGGAAAATTATTATTAATAGATTGTAAATATAAATTGTGGTTATATTATGGAAAGAAAAAATTAGACTTTTATAATTTTATTAATAATTATGATAATGAAAAGAAAGTTACATATATTACACCTTTTATTGATTGATATATAATTAATCCCTACCGCCTTCGTTGGTCGCTTGCCAGCGGGGCTTGTCCGTATTAAAATTTGTCGCTACCGCGAAAATTTATAATCCGTCCAAATTATTATTTTTATTGTTTTTTATTTTTATAGAATATTAATATAAATAAGTGTTGACAATTATTTTATTATTGTGTATAATAAGGATAAGTAAAATATATTATTAAAAGAGGTGAGAAATTTGATTGGTGCAATGGTTGTTTTATTCTTTTTATGGTTGATTAGAGGATAAAAATGGTAAAAGGAAATATTATAATAAATTTTACAAAGTATTAATATAATTATTTCATTTTTCTCCTTTTCCTTTTTATTATTATTATTCTATTTATAATATATAATTTATATAAACTATATACTCCTCATTGTACTCAACGATGACTACATAGTTTGAGAAAGAGAAGAGCATTATCCGACAAATCCTTAGTATTGCTTGATTTTGTCAACTTTTCTTGTTACTTCGATGCAGGAATGAGTATTAATTTTGTAACCTCAAAGCAGGAGTATAAAAGGAGTGATTTTTATAGGAAATAATATAGTTAGAACATTAGCAGATACCGAAACTGGAGAAATAATAGAGATTCATGAAGGAGATACTTTTAAAATAGTTTCAACAGAACAAAAACAAGCAATTGAGAAATCTATAAAAAATAAACAATTAAATGAAGATATGAAAGAATGGAATAAAGAATTAGGTGGATTTGTCTTTATTTTATTTAAATATGGAGATAAAATATTTTCTCAATTACCAGAATTAATTCAAGAAGATATTACAAAACTTTTTTACCTTGCTGTTTTTGTTGATTATGAAGGAGTTTTAGTTTACAATAATGAACATATGACAAGACGTACCATGCAAAGATTAATTGGAATTAGTAGAGAAAAATTTTCCTTATTTTTTAATAAATTAATTAAATTAAATATTTTAAGTCAGATAAATAATATTATAAAAATAAATAAGGACATAATTTTTAAGGGTGAAATAGAGAAAAGTATTAAATCAAATTATAATTATACTAGATTATATGTAAATTCAATTAGATATTTATATGAAAATGTATCTATAAGGAAACATAAACAATTAGGTGCATATTTTAAATTGATTCCATATATACATAGACAGCAAAATACTTTATGTTGGAATCCAGACAGTTATGTAAATGATATTAATTTAATGAGTGTTAAAGAATTAAAAAATATTTTAGGCTATCACGAAGATAGTATAAAAAGACTTACAGATAAATTAAAAGAAACTAAATTAGATAATAATGAATCAATTTTAGCATTTATTGATCATGATAAAGATTTAAGTAAAGCACATATTATAATAAATCCTAGAGTATTTTATGGTGGTAATTTTGATATATTAGGTGAAGTTAGTGGAATTTTAAAATGGTTTAAATAAAATAAAAGGAAGAAAGGGATGATTATTATTAAAGGTTATGAAATATTAGGATGGAGTAAAGAAACTTTTGATAAATTTTATAAATCAGTAAACGATCATAGTTTTATACCTGCTATTCAACTTGGATGTGTTGAATCTAGAGGTTTAGATAGTTACCCAAGAGATAGTTCTGAATGTTTAAATGATTACTGTGGCAAATGCTGGAAACAAGCGTTAAGTAAAGATTATGATTGATATTTGACAGAAATTGATAAGGATAAATAAAGTATCCTTATCAATTATAAATTACATATAAGGAGGATATAATATTTTGAATTTCAATGAGAATCAATTAAAAGCAATAAATCATTATGAAGGAAATTGTTGTGTACTAGCAAGCAGCGGATCTGGAAAAACCTCTGTATTAACTAATAGAATAGTTAATCTTATTAATGTACATAAAGTGAAACCAGAAAATATACTAGCAATTACATTTAGTGTTAAGGCAAGAGAGAATATGCAAAATAGATTATCAAAATTAATTGGTGATGATGTAAACAGGATTACAATAGAGACTTACCATGCACTCGGAAATAAATTAATGAAAGAAAGTAAATATAATTATTTTCATAATAAAATTAAAGTATGGCAACAGAAACAATTTATAAACAATATTGTAGTTAAAGTTCTTGGTATTGAAAATAATGAAAAAGATGTAAATACCAAAGATATATTATCATTTATATCTTATCAGAAAAATAATTTAATAGATTGTAATGATGAAATTTTAAAAACTAATTATATGCCATACGGAATTAATACAATGAGAGAAATATATCAAAAATATGAATCAACTAAGAAAAGTGAAAAATTAATGGATTTCGATGATATGTTAATTAATACATATAAATTATTATCTAGTAATGATTCAGAAAGAGAAAGATACCAAAATAGGTATAGGTTTATCTCAGTTGATGAGCACCAAGATAGTAGTGTAGCACAATATGAGATATTAAGATTGTTAGGTAAAAAATATAATAATGTCTTTGTGGTCGGTGATCCTTTGCAATGCATTTTCGAGTGGAATTTGGCGAACAATAACTACCTTATAGATTTTCATAAAGATTGGATTGATACAACCATCATACCTCTTAATACTAACTATAGAAGTTCTCAAGATATTGTTGAATTATCTAATAAGTTAGTTAAAAATACAAAAGAAACTACACATAAATATTATTATGAATCTATTGCACACAAACCTAAATTTAAAAGTCCAGAGTTTTCTTATTTTTCAGATGAAATTAGTGAATCAGAAGGAATTGCTAATAAAATACTTGAAATAAAGAAATTAGATAGTAATAGTAAATTTTCTGATTTTGCTATTTTAACAAGAACAAATTATCAGATACAAGCAATTGAAAGAGGATTGTATAAGAATAATATACCATACGAGATTTTCGGAGGCAATCTCTTTTATGAACAGAAAGAGATTAAGGATATTATTTCCTATCTTAGAATAGTTAAAGATATTAATAATGATGAAGCATTTAAGCAAATATATAATTCACCTAATAGATATCTAGGTGCTGTATTTTTAAATGAAGTTACTACATATTCACAAAAATATAATAAGTCATTATTTGCTAGTATGCTATTATTTCCTAGAAGTAATGAATGGAGATATAAGAAAGGTATTAGTGAAATACATGATATTATATTAAATATTAAAAGAAAAAAGAAATATAAAGTTGGAGATTTAATAAATATTATTAGAAAAGATTTAGATTATGATAAATACATATCAAAAGAAGATACTGATAGTAATATTAGAAGTGAAAAGATTGATAATTTAGATATTTTAGTTGTTTTAGCAAATAAATATGATAATATTGATAAATTTCTTGAAGATGTAGATAATTTATTAGGATTTTCTAAAGGTTCAGATAATGAAGATAGAGTTAAAGTTATGACCTGCCACAAAAGTAAGGGCATGGAGTATCCTATTGTTTTTGTAGCAGGGGTTAATGAAGGGTTATTGCCTCATGCTAAATCTGGAAATGAAGCAGAGGAAAAACGGCTTTTTTATGTTGCTATGACTAGAGCAGAAAATCAACTATATATTAGTTCTACTATGTATTATGGTAACAAAGAGATGGGAATTAGTAAATTTATATATGGAATTTTTAGTAAAGATTACATTAATAGTCGGCATATTGGTGATGTTGATGAATTTGAAAATGAAGAAGATTGGGAAGATGAATAATTTATAATTTAAAAATAAAAAGGAGGATTTTCATATTGGAGATTATATGTATAATTAATAAACATGAAGATAATTATTATTTTCTTAAATTTAAAAATGATGAATTAATTTTTAGTTTATTAACAGATGAATTTATGGAAGTTATTAATATAATGTTTGATATTAATAATGATTTAACCATTCAAGGACTTAATGAATTTACTAAGAAAGGTAAAAAATTTAGAGAGAAAATATTAAATAAACCACAATATTATAATATAATTAGTTCAGATTTATTTATTTATATTTATCAATGGTTTACTGCTCTTCCTCTATATCATTTAGACGAAGTTTTAGGAGATAAGAATGGTGAAAAAAGAGATAAACTTTGTTCAAAAAACTTAATAGTAATGAATGGTAAAAAACAAATAAAAGTTACGAGTAGAAATGGAGGTAGACATTTTCCTTATTTAATTTTTAAAAATTATTTAAAACAATATTATGATACGGGAGATATGACATTTATTAATTTAATAAATAATGGAGTACCAATTATTAAAAGTGGCGAAAAGAAAAGTAAAGAAGAAATTATAAGTTATTTATTAAATGATCAAAATAATATTGTAAGTAAAAACAGTTTAAAAGATATAAATAATTTAAAAATAATGCCATATAATGAATACCTGCAAACAAAACATTGGAAAAATGTAAGAACAAAAATTTTAGATAAGATACATAAATGTCAATTATGTAGTAGTAAATATAATTTACGAGTTCACCATAATACATATGATAATTTAGGTGAGGAAAGATATGAAGATTTAATTGTATTATGTGAAATATGTCATAATAAGTTTCATGATAGAAATGAAAATAATTAAATAAAAAGGAGGACTTCCCTATTGCTACAACTAAACAAAATCTATAACCAAAACTGTAAAGAAGGTATGAAACTACTACCAGATAATTCAATATCATCAATTGTCACTGATCCACCTTACGGATTATCTAAAGAACCAGATATAGTAGAAGTATTAACTAATTGGTTAAACAATGAAGAATACATACATAATTCAAAAGGATTTATGAATGTCGCTTGGGACTCATTTGTTCCTAATCCTTCTATATGGAAAGAGGCATATAGAGTATTGAAACCAGGAGGTTATTTATTATGTTTTGCTAGTACACGTACATATGATTTAATGTGTATAAGTTTAAGATTAGCAGGATTTGAAATTAGAGATCAAATTGACTATATCTACGGATCAGGTTTTCCCAAATCAATGGATATAAGTAAACAAATTGATAAAAAGTTTGGTGCAGAAAGAGAAATTATAGGTGAAGGTAAATATTTTAATCGTCAACCAAATGGATTAGCATCGTGTAATGTTACAGGATTTTCTTCTGAAATAGGAAAAAGACATGGTAGTAATGGTTATATTACAGAACCATCAGCAGAAGAAGCAAAACAATTTAACGGTTATGGTACTAATTTAAAACCAGCACACGAACCTATTATAGTAGCAAGAAAACCTTTAAGTGAAAAAACTATAGTAGATAATGTTCTAAAATGGAACACTGGTGGAATTAATATTGATGATTGTAGGGTTGAATCTTCTGAAGAAGATAAGATTATGATGGATAAAAAAGCATCTAAAAATCCTACAACAAATTATTCTAATAAAGATGATAAAATATATGGTAAATATGCTTTAGATAAAGCAAGTCCTGCTAATCAAATAGGAAGATTCCCTGCAAATATTATTATGGATGAAGAAGCAGGAAAATTATTAGATAATCAAAGTGGTATTCGTCCATCAGGTAAAGCAAATGGAAATGCAGAAGTAGGAATTGCAACAAATGGTCAAGGTGTTCCTCCATTAAGAAGAGGAAAATTAATATCAAGAGATGATACAGGTGGAGCAAGTAGATTCTTTAAACAATGTAATTATGATGATAGTGATTATGAATTTATTAATTTTATGTATTGTGCTAAAGCAAGTAAAAAGGAACGTGGTGAAGGAAATAATCATCCATGCGTAAAACCATTATCATTAATTAAATATTTAGTTACATTAGTTACTCCACCTAATGGTATTTGTTTGGATTTGTTTGAAGGTTCAGGCACACATGCTGTCAGTTGTGAGGAATTAGGATTTGATTACATAGGTTTTGAGTTGAATAAGGAATATTATGATATTGCAGAGAAAAGATTGAGTAATAATTTATTAAATATTTAACAGAATATAAAAATAATTATTGACTTCTACTCTAATCTCATGTTATAATACAAATAGTCAGTAAACAAAATACATAAGCAAGAATCTTAAAATCAAAATCAAAGTTAACAAAAGCAACACAAAACTATAAAGAAAGGAGGTTATCTATTTTTTGACAAAAGATAAATGGCATTATAACAGAATAAATAATATGATTAGTGATTATTTAAATATTAATAATGAAGAATTAAAAGATTATGTATATGATTATATTCAAGAAGTGATATGGAAGTCAAATGATTATTTAACACAAAATGAGTTTTTTGAATTAATGAATAAATTATGAAAGGAGGTATTATATCCCATATGGGTAAATATGAATATAAAGTTGAATTTGAAACTAATAATCCAGAAGAAACAATTCCTATTATTCTTAATAAAATAACTAATATAATTAGAACAGAATTATTGCAATATGTTGATAATCCTATGGTTACTTTTGCAATATTAGAAAAGGAGGATAAATAAAGTTTAAGTTAACTTAAATTTATAAGAAAGGAGGTTTTCTTTTATCCAGAAATATTTAGGTATTTATACATTGTTCTATGAATCTCATTTAATATCAGAAAAAGTAATCAAAGACAAACACACTAATAAACACAATATATACATAAAAGGAAGATATAACACAGAAATATACCGCTATGATAAAAATACTTTGGCAATATATTTTACATCTAATCAAACCATAAATAGTATCGCAAATAAATTAAATGAGAAAAATATTAAATTAAGTTTATTGGTTCAAGGAGATACAGAGAGTATTTATACTGTAAAAGAATCACATATTAATGATTTACATGAAATTTTGCATTTTAAGATAGTTGGTAAGAATGATCAATTAAAAGAATTTAAATTGAATAATAAGATATTGATAAAATAAATATAATAAATATAAGGAGAATTTTATTATGGATAAAATTAAAATTAATGGAATATCTGAACAAGATTTTATAGATAATATCAAAATAACATTTCATTGTAATTTTTGTAATAAAGAATTAGAAGTAGATTTTCATACTGATGTAACAAATAAAGATATAGCTTGTTCTTGTGGTAAAGTGTTTCTAGTAAATAAACCTAAATATCCTGATTGTATTGGTTATGGATATATAGATTAATAATTTATAATTTTTTAAGTGAGTAAATTATAATTAATAGGAGGAATATATTTATTGAATGTATTAAGTTTATTTGATGGAATATCATGCGGCAGAATAGCATTAGAAAGAGCAAATATAAAAGTAGATAATTATTATGCTTCAGAAATTGATAAATATGCTATTCAAGTAACTAAAAAGAATTATCCAAATACAATACATATTGGTGATGTAAATGATATAGATTTTAATGAATACATAGGTAAAATAGATTTATTAATAGGAGGGTCGCCATGTCAGGATCTCTCTAGATGTAATCTAAAACAAAAAGGATTAGAAGGTGAAAGGTCTAAATTATTCTTTAAATACATAGAAGCATTAAGTATTATAAAACCAAAATATTACTTATTTGAAAATGTAGGAAGTATGACAAAAGTAAATATGGAAATTATAAGCAAATATTTTAATAGTAATCCTATTTGTATCAATTCTAATTTGGTATCTCCACAAAGTAGAGAAAGATATTATTGGACTAATATTACTAATATAATATTGCCACAAGATAAAAATATAATGGTTGCCAATATTATAGAAGATAATGTTCCAGAAAAATATTATTTAAAACAAGAATACATATACATATCAAGAGATAAAAAGTATACTGTTTCAAAAAATGGATTAGTATTTTTATGTGGTATAATAAGTAAAACCAAATGGATAAATGATGGTAAGAATCTTTCTCGTAATTTTTCACAAGGCAATAGAGTATATTCAATATATGGTAAATCATGTTGTATAAATGCTAATGCAGGTGGATTAGGTGGTAAAAGTGGATTATATTATTTAGAAGATGGAAAAGATTTTAGTAGATTTAATATAAGAAGATTAACACCATTAGAGACAGAAAGATTACAAACTTTACCTGATAATTATACAGAAGGAATAAATGAAACAAATAGATATAAGTGCATTGGTAATGGTTGGACTGTTGATGTGATTACTCATATTTTAAAAAATATTGTACAAGAATATTAATATAATTTAGTCATAATATATTTTTCAAATTTAACACTAAAATTCTATATTCAATTAAAAAATAATATCAAAACTTAAAACACTAACAAACCCTTATATTTCAATGATCTTTTGATGATTTATATAAAATAGAAAATAAAAATACATAGAAAGTCAATAATAACAGTGGTTTGTAGGTATTTTAAGTATCAAAAAATCAATAAATTTTATGTCATATTTCAATTTAGTTGATATTTTCATATAAGTTTATGTTAGCAAAATTTACTCGTCTAATTTGAGTTAAATTATTACATTTTTAAATTATATAAAAAAGGAGAAATTAACATATGAAATTCTATTACGAAAATTATTCAGGTGATAGTGGTTATTTTGAAGAAGATGATTTGATTTTAGGTATCTATTCCGCATGGAATATCGAGGCGAATCTATACATATTAGATGAGGAAATTAATCAAGAGAAATTAATATTTGCTCCATATGAAGATAATGAATTTAATTCAGATATGTTAGAGGAATTTGGTTATTGTATGGAAGATGGAGATGAGTATAGAGAAATTGTTGATGTTAAGACAGGTGATGTTGTTGGGTATGATTGGGATGATGTTTTGGATTTAGTTTAAATATGCAAGTAACTATTAGTTAGTTAAATAATATATAAACAATATAAAATAAAAGAAAGAAGGAATAATTACATATGAACAAAAATAAATTAAACAATTCAAATAAAACAAATAATAATTTACATATCTATACAGGAAAACTTATATATAATGACGGAAATATTTATACCTTATACTCACCTACAACTAAATCTACAACAAACATATCAAATATATTATATAACATATGCTACTCTTATAATAATTATATAAATATTAAAATTATGAAAGGTTGCAAGATTCTATTTGAATATGATGGTAGATTAATAAATAAGATTAATAATAAAAATGGTTTACTTAGTTATCATGTTAATAGTGAAGACTTAGAATCAGTTTTGTTTTATAATACAGATGATTTTGTAGATATTGAGATTTATAGTGGATTTTTAGATGATATGGATTATATGGACAGGAAGCAAGGAGATAATATTACATATGGGACAAAATAAAATTACATATATAGACGTAAATATAACTACAGGATATTGTGCTAATTGTTTAAAGAATTTATATGATATTGATAAAAGTGATAAATGGAAAATAACTAAAGACCATAATAACAATGAATTTTGTGATAAAGAATGCAAATGTCAATTTAGTAGAGAAAATAGAGAAGAGATTGATGATATTGTTAATATGTGGTTTGGGTAGGATTGGATAATATAGAAAAGGAGAAATATATGTTTTTATGTTTAAAATGCTATCAAGTTTATAACAATAATATAAAATTTGATAAAACATTAAATTGAAATTTTTGTCCCAAAGCAAATTGTCATGGAAATATTGTAGAAATTGATGAATTGTTTATACCTGTAATTATTGAGTTGAATAAGAAAGGTTATAAAACTACATATTCTTGTTCAGGACATGTTTATGATTCTTATATTAATAGTTATATTGGATTTGATGAAGAAATTAAATTAGAAAGTTTACCAGAAGGATACACATATGATAAAGTTGGCATTACTTGTATAAGAAAAGTATTTAATAAAGAAGAAGATATGATTAAGTTAAGTATAGATATTTATCAAAATGCAATAAATGTTTTAGATTGGGTATATAAATTGAAGGATATTAAGAATACATAAAATAAATAATAATTAATTATTAAAATAAAAAGGAGAAATAATTATGAACAAATTACAAGCAAGTTTAACACAAGGTATGTTTTATGAAATTAATCTTGAAAGATTAGGTGAATTTAAGTTTTTATTTTCAGAGAATAAAGAATCAAAATCAGTAAAAGATAAATTCTTTATGGAGTGTTTTTGGAATCCACCTAATTATGGATTAGTAGATTTTATTGTAGGACATTATTGTGAAAGTATTGAATGGGAAATTCAAAGGATTGTTAATGATATGAGTTATTACATAGACGGTGCTAGAGTTAGTTGTTTGTGTAGAATTGATAGTGGTCATGATGATGAAGGAGTATATGAAGGTATTTTGGATGAATTTTTTAGTGAAAATGATGAAGAAGAAAGTTTTTGTCAATATGACGGAGATATAAGTGAATTAGATTGTTCTGATAGAGAATGTGAAGGTTGTGAATTTTATAGGATTGATGATTTTGTGATTGTAGATTATTCTGATAGAGATTATAGGTATTTTGGTTATCTTGAGTTTTTAAGGAAAGTGTTACATAATTTTGATAATAGAAGTGAATATGGTTTGATTGGTGAAATTAAATTGATTGATGCTGAAGTTAGTAAGAGAATATTTTTTGAGAATGAAAATGGTGATATGTTTATAGTTAGATATTTTATTAGTGAACATAATGAAGAAAAGTGGGAAGCTGGATATACTTTGTATAGGGATGTTAGGAATGAAGATGGTAGTGGTCATGGTAAAGAGATTGATAGTGGGTTTGCTAGTGCTAGGTATGTTGTAGAAGGTGAGTAGATAGTTTGTTAGTTAGTTAGTATAAGGGTGAAATATCTCTTGTACTAACATAATTTTATTTAGATTATAAAAGGAGGATTATTTTATTGCGAAAGAAAATAACATATGAACAATTAAAAAAATTAGTTGAATCAAAAGATTTTATTTTGATAGATAAAACATGTGATAAAGCAATATCTAAAATTTCGGTTTATGATAATGAAGGATATTATTATATTACATCATATAACCAATTGCAACAAAATAGAATACCAGAAAGATTTCATAAATATAATAAATTTACTATTAAAAACATAGAGAATTATTTAAAAATAAATAATATAGATTTACAATTATTGAATAATACATATATAAATTCATTTACAAAAATGACATTTAAAGATAGCAATAATTATTACTATTATTCTACTTTACAAAACATTATTGCTAATGTAAAACCAAATGCTTTTGATAAATCTAATATTTATACTATTAAAAATATAAATTTATGGTTAAAATATAATAATGTACAATTAATTTTATTAGATAATAATTTTAAAAGTGCATTAACAAAAATGATATTTAAAGATTACGATGGTTATTATTATTTTACAAACTGGAATGTAATACAACAAAAACATTTTCCAGAAAGGTTTCATAAATCAAATCCATATACAATTCAAAACATTAAACTTTGGTGTAAATTAAATAATAAACCTTTTGAGTTAGTTAGTGATAAATATATAGATTCAGATAAAAATAAATTAAAATGGAAATGTTTAAAAGAAAATTGTGGAGAAGAATTTGATACAATGTGGTATGCTATTCTTAATGGTGTAGGTTGTGGAGTATGTGAAGGAAGACAAGTGACATTATTAAATTGTTTAGCAACTACACATCCTGAAATTGCTAAAGAATGGCATCCAATAAATAATGGTGATTTAACTCCGTATGATGTTACAATCGGTAGCAATAAAAGTTTTTGGTGGCAATGTAGTAAAAATCCTAAACATGAATGGTATATAGAAGTAAATGCAAGAAATTATAATGGTTGTCCTTATTGTTGTCATAATCCTAAGCCTAGTGAAGATTATAATTTATTAGTTATAAATCCTGAATTATGCAAGGAATGGGATTATGAAAGAAATGATGAGAATCCAGAAAATTATACTCCTAAAAGTAGACAATATATTTATTGGAAATGTAAAGAATGTGGACATAAATGGGGTGCAAATATTTCAGACAGAAGTAATGGCAATGGTTGTCCTGAATGTAATAAATCAAAAGGTGAAAAAAAGATTAGTGAAATACTAGTTTGTAATAATTGGATTAAAATATCTCAAAAAGAATTCAATAAATTAATTGATAAAGATAAATATAATAAAAATTATTTTATACCACAAATGAAATATAATGGATTAATAGGATTAGGTGGATGTTTTTTATTATATGATTATTATTTACCTAAGTTAAATTTAATTATTGAATATGACGGTGAATTTCATTTTAGAATAATAAAATATAAAAGTGAATCCATTGAACAAGCAAAAGAAAGATATAATAAACAACAAATTCACGATAGAATGAAAAATAAATATGCTATAAATAATAATTTATCATTATTAAGAATACCATATTGGGAATTTGATAATATTGAAGAAATTTTAAATAGAGAATTAAACATGGAGGAAATATCATTTGAAAATTGATAATACATATATAATGAATTTAGAAGGGGCATACATATATAAAGATATTCAAGAAGGCAAAAAGACTACTTCTAAAAAAAGAGATAGAAATAAATTATTTTCTGCTACTACTCCTTATAGTTTGGAAGCAATAAGAATAAATAAAATGTTTCCAAATAAATTTTATATTTTAAACGACAAACAGTATACTAGAAAAATAATTAATGTAACTTTTGATAAAAATTATACTGTTTGGGATGAAGAAGAAAAATGGATAGACAAAAATGGTGAAGAACAGAAAGGTAAAAGAATAGTTATAGCAAATAAAAAGAAAATTAGAAGTTATTTATATAATAATGGATTTGAAATGGATGGTATTAAATATGTTTTTTATAAAAGAGGATCTGGTAAAGCAAAAAATGGTTTTGCATTATTTATACAAGAAAATATGAAAAATAAATTATTAAATAAAAGTAGATTAGGAATAAAATTTAAGGAAAATGAATTATTAGATTTAACCTCCTTACTTGCTTATGAAAGTGTAATATCAAGTCATATAGATTTTACAATAGAGTTAAACCCTAAAACAGAAATTTTATTAATTGACGATATCTATGGTAATGAATTTAAAGTTATGGCAAGTGTAACAAGAGAAATTAATGGGAAGATAGAAACTAATAATGAAGAATTAATATTAAAAAATTGTCTCACAGATGGCCAAGGATTACTTGATGAATCTATTTTTGAAAAATATAATAAGAGTGATAATGGATTTATGCTTTTAAGAAATGATATGTTTAAATGTTGTGCATTTAATACAAAACTTCAATCATGGTTTAATAAAAATAAAATAACAAAACTTACTGATATGTTTGGCAATACCTATGATGCTGATAAAATAAAATTAATAACTACTCCTAATTCATTAAAATTTTTAAAGTTTGCTTATAAAATAAAAACAGGTAAATTAAAAGATTGTTATAAACATTGGATAAATAATGTTGATTCTACTTTTGGCGTAGTAAAATGCGACAAAGATACAAATTTTGGAACATATAATAGGACAACTTATCAATTATTAAATAGTATTCCAAATTTAACTTATGAAGATTTAATAGAATTAACTAAATCAGAAAGAGAGTATGTTAATTCATTAAAAAATGATAATGTTGTTTTCCGTAATTATTTATTAAGAGATTATAAATTAAATTATCTTTTTAATGAAAGTATTGATGAAGGAGATATTTCTTCATATGATACTATTGATTTAATAAATGGTCTATTATTGGTTAATCCAGATATAATGAAAACAAAGAAATTCAAAGATATTAAAAGTGAATTAATTTCTAATTATATAAACAACTTAAGAATTGGTAAAATAAGATTAGAAAATACAAAATACGTTACATTATTTTCTAACCCTTATGAAATGTTGTTAGCTTCAATAGGAGAATATAAAGATAATTCTATTATGAAAGGAAGGGAGATATATTGCCCTTATTATAATGATGGTCAAGAGTTTTGTGCTTCAAGAAACCCTCATGTAAATGCTGGAAATGTAATGCATACTGTAAATAAAAAACACAATGAGTATAATTGGTTTAATTTAACTGATAATATTTGTGCAATTAATTTTTTTGATAATGATGCACCAGATAGGTTGCAGGGCTGTGATGTAGATAGTGACACTATTTTACTTTTATGTCATAATTTGTTAGTTGATAAAGCAAAATATTGCGAAACTAATTTTAAAACTCCTATAAATATGGTTAAAGGCGTGGCAAAACCAAGAAAATACAATATGAATGAAATAAATAAATTAGATATTGTATTGAGTAATAACTATATAGGAAAAATAATAAATTTATCACAAGTAATAAATTCTTACATGAATGATGCTATATTTAATAAAAAATCTCAAGATGTAATAGACGAATTATATAATTTAAGTAGTAGATTATCTTCTTTATCTCAAATTGAAATAGATAAAAGTAAAAAATTATTTGATAATGTTAATATGCATAATGAACTTAAAATAATTAAAAATAATGCAAATATTATATATGTTGAAGGTGAAGATAGATTTGGTAAACAAGTTAATAAAATGACAGTTCCAAAATTTTTCTCTATGATATTTAAATCAGGTGAGTATAGAATATTTGAAAAATTTAATACTCCTATGGATATTTTACAAGATGTTTTAGTTTTTAATGGTGGTAATAGATGTAAAAATATAGATTTTAAAGATTTACTTATTACTCCTTGTGAATTAGATAATGTAAATTATAAACAAATAAATATTATATATAAAATTATTAGTCAATGTGGGAAAAAGATTAATGGATTAAAAATTGATACTTGCAAATTAAATGATAATGCAAAAAGTTATATAAGGAGAAAAGAAAAAGAAAAAGCAGTTAAAGAATTAATGAATTATAAAATAAAAACCTCCACTATTTTACATATTCTTAGAAAATGTTTTAAAATAATTAATGATGATATAGGTTTTTCTAAATATTCTATAGTATGTTTAAATTTATTATTTTTATCTAATAAATTAGAAGTATTAAAATGTTTTAGAAACAAAGATATTTCAAATGAAGATATATTGGCAGAAGTATTTGAAAATGATGATTGGGATTATAATATATTCGGAAAATTCTATATAAAAACGCAATATAAATTACTAAAAGGTCTAAATTTTTAGATTAAGTTTATATTTTATTTATTAGAAAGTATTGATATTATTGAATTTGTAGTGTGTTGATAATATTTTATTAAAACGTACTATATGATATAGTATTATAAAAATAATTATATTGAATTGCGGTGGTTGTCTTCGGACTACACTTTAGAGAGTTAGGATGCGTTCTACTCTCTTTTTAATTTCCTAAACAAAAAATTAATAACAAAAAATAAATCATAAAAGGAGAATCTAGTAAACATTGAAACAAGTAAGTAAACAAGAAAAAGATTGGTTAATTAAAAACAATATTCTCAAAATGGAAAGGGGAAAGTATCAAGATTTATCTCTAATTGGAAGATGTAAAAAATCAAGACGTAAGAAATATTTTGTACCAGATTGGATGGCTGACAAGGTAAGATTGATGATGTTTAAGAAAGAGATGGAAAAGTAAATAGTAGCAACAAAAATTTTCTGAAAAGGAATGAAATTTATGAAAGATGAACAGAAAACAAATAAAGTTTTTTGTGATACAAATATTTTACTTAACTCAAAATTTAATCTAAGTGATTATCAAAAAGTCTATATATCAATAGTCTCAATTGAGGAATTAGATAAACTTAAAAGAGATGAAAGATTATCATATCAAGCAAGGAGAATAATCAAAGATATAAAATTTGCTGATAATGTAGAAGTTATAATGAACGGTGCTAATATTTGTGGTGTAATGTTTTCTAATCAAAGTAATGATAATATGATTTTATCTATGGCATATACCACTTATGAAAATAAAGATAATGAAATGATTTTTGTCTCAGATGATTACAATTTAATTGTCAAAGCACAAGCATTAGGATTACCATGTAAGATGTTTGAGTTTGAAGATGGTAATAATAATAATTATAATGGTATTAGAAAACTAACATTAACAGAACAAGAATATGTTAACTTACTTGAAAATCCTAATTCATATAATTTTCAACCTAATGAATATATAATAATTCATAATATAACATCAAATGATGAATATTTATTTACATGGAATAAGTATTTTGAAGAAGTTAAAATTAAACCAATAGTAAATAAATATGTAAATAAAATTATTCCATTAGATATTTATCAAAAAGCATTTATACATATGCTTCAAAATGATAATATAAAAATTAAAATAACTGATTCAAGATATGGCGTTGGAAAAAGTTTTTTGATGATTCATTGGGCATTACATATGTTAGATAAAGAAAAAGTAGATAAATTATATTTTGTAAAAAGTGATTCTCCTCCAAAAAATAGAAGAGAATTTCCTGCGATTCCAGGAGGAGTTGTGGAGAAGACAGAACCATTATTAGGTGTTTTGTGTGATACCACCTCAGAAGATAATTTAATGGATATTTTATTAAGAAATAATAAATTAGAAATATTACCTATTCAATTTGCCAAAGGTAGAAGTTTAAGAAATTCTATTTTATATATTAATGAAGCACAAGATTTTACTCCTTCTGAAATGGAAAGATTACTTTCAAGAATTGGTGAAGGAACATTTGTATTATTAGATGGTTCTACTTCTCAAATTGATAATAGATATTGTTTAAATAGAAATGGATTATCTGTTGCAATTAATAATTTTAAAGATAAATATATTGTAGGACAGGTAAATATGATTGAAGACCATAGAAGTGAAATTAGTAAAATGATCAGTGATATGGATTGGATGGATTAAACTACACAACATGAGACTTACCATAAACAATAATTAACATTACATTATAACATTATTAATGAATTAGTTATTGTGGTAAGGATAATTTACAACAAAGAACAAAAACGGTGTTGTTTTTGTATAGATAGTACCTGTACTATACTTTGCTTTTTGGGATAGGTTATAATGGTGGGATTGTACACCAACTGAATTAAATAAAAATGGTCGATAAAGGTATATTTTTATACCTCTCCCCTACCCTACTAGAATTGAGGAATTGTATGGAACATTTAAGAAAAGACAATGAGAATTTTATAAATTATGCTGATAGATTATTAGAGAATAAAAGTTTTTATGATTTAGATAAATGTGAAATTTATGAATTAC